AAATAGTCAGATATATATGAATGGTGCTGAAACAACAAATGGTGGCACAATGAAACTAGATTCAACTAGTGCTGTAAACGACAATCAAGTTCTTCTTTACTCACAACCAACTGCAAGTGTGTTTTCTGTTGGAACAAATTTTGAAGTAAATCAAATTAATGGTAAGTATGTTTTTTGGGCTATGGCTAATGTTCAAGGATTTTCAAAAAGTGGCAAGTATGTCGGTAATGGAAATGCAAATGGACCATTTGTTTATACAGGATTCAAACCTGCTTGGTTATTAGTAAAATCCACAGGAGTTAGAAATTGGTTATTGTATGATAATAAAAGAGGTTCATTTAATCTAAATGATGAATATTTTTACACTAACAGCAATGCTGAAGAATCTACATCTGTTTCAAGTGGATATGATTTCTTAAGCAATGGATTTAAGGTAAGAAACACCTATGGAGATGGCAACACCAGTGGTGAAACATATGCATATCTAGCATTTGCAGAGAACCCTTTTACCACCTCAAGTGGTATACCAACAACAGCAAGATAATATATAATAGGAATTAATATGTGGGCATTAGTAGAAAACAATCAAGTAACTCAGGTTTATACCAGACCTAAGGCAATAACCATTGGGGATGTATCTTATCCACAAAATATCTTTATGCTTTGGTCTAGCGATGAACTTGAAGCAATAGGCATTTATTCAGTGGTTGTTGATAACGACAACTTTAAAAATCCATCTTATTACATCAACACCAATCAATCTTTTGATTTTGCTAACGATGTGGTAACTGCATCTTATGGTACAGCCACACCTAAACAATTAGACGATACAACTGATTCTGATACTGGTGATGTAACTCATGGTCTCAAATGGAATCACAATCAAGTGATTATCAATCAAGCCTATGGTTTGCTTCAGCCTAACGATTGGTATGTGGTCAGAGAGACTGAAGCTGGTACAGCTATTCCTGCTGATTGGTCTACTTTTAGAACTGATGTCAGAAGCACAGCAGCAGATATGCAAAGCAAAATTGATGCTTGTACCACAGTCGATGAGTTAGCAGCCTTGTATGAATACAACGATGCTGAACCACCTGTCAGACCATTAGGAGAATGGCCAACACCTCCATCTAGTTAATGACTAATAAAGCGAGGTCTTATACAATAAGGCTATGGCATTATTTCCAATAACACCCCCCGCAGGAATCGTAACCAATGGCACAGACTACGCCAATAAAGGGCGTTGGGTCGATGGTGATTTGGTGCGTTTTGAAAACGGATATCTAAAACCTATTGGCGGGTGGGAAAAACTCAAAGCAACAGCATTAGACGGAGCTATCATAGGTCTTTATGGTTATAAAGATAATGCTGGTAACAATGTTTTAGGAGTCGGTACAAGAGAAAAAGTATATGTCTTGTATGACAATACTTGGACAGACATCACACCAGTAGGCTTTGTTAATGATGCTAGTGATGATCCATTAGGCTTTGGTGCATATCATTATGGTGAAGAAGACTATGGTGATGCCAGGAGTCAATCTGGTCTAGTTTTACAAGCTGGTTATTTTTCTTTTGACAACTGGGGTGAAGATTTAGTCTTTACTTTTTCTAAAGATGGCAAGATCTACAAATGGCAACCAGACTCTTCAGGTGGCTCACCTGATACTATTGCAACAGTTGTAACCAACGCACCTACAGGCAACTTATCAACCTTAGTCACCAATGAAAGACATTTGGTGGCTATAGGCTCGTCAGATGACCCCAGGAAGGTTGCTTGGTCAAACAGGGAAGATCGTAACAACTGGACATCGAAGGCCACAAACACAGCAGGAGACTTACAAATACCTACAGGCGGTAGAGCCTTGTTTGGTGTTAAATATAGATCCGATGTGATTATTTTTAGTGATACTGGTATTAACAGAATGTTTTACTCTGGATCACCTTTTGTCTATGGTATAGCCGATGCAGGAACTAACTGTAAATCAATTAGTTCTCGAACAGTTGTATCTACAGGTAACTTTCTTGCATGGATGGGTGAAAATGCTTTTTATATTTACGATGGTAATGTAAGAGAATTACCTTGCGAAGTGCATGATTATGTTTTTGATAGTATTAATGTGCCGGGCAGGGGCGCGTGTTGGGGTGGACACAACTCTAACTTCAATGAAATATGGTGGGGATTTCCAAGCGGTGATTCACAATACAATTCTAATAAATATGTTATTTGGAATTACAACAGCAATGTATGGTCTATTGGTTCTATGGACAGAGGTTTTTGGATTGACCAGGGAGCATTTACTTATCCGATAGCTGGTGACTCTCAAGGTTTTGTCTATGAACATGAATCAACCACATTAGATAATTCACCTAACCTAAACTCACAAGTGCCATTTTGTGAAACAGGGCCTATACAAATAGGCAATGGTGATAACTATGTGCAATGCAATCAAATATTACCAGACGAAGAGGCTAACTCTTTACCTGGCGTTACCCTCAGTTTCAAAGGTCGATTTACTCCATTAGGCCCAGTTACGGACTTTGGATCATTTACTTTTGAAAATGATGGCTATACCGATGCAAGATTTACTGCACGACAAGTACAAATGACAGTCACAGGCAGTACCACACAAGACTTCCAAGTAGGTAATATACGCTTGGATGTTAGACCGAGAGGTAAAAGATAATGGATTTATCCTCACAAAGACAGTACATACAAAGGGCGGAGAATATTCATATGAACATTACTTTGGCTAACACTGATTACAATGTTTATACATCACCTTCTGGCGATGATTTTACTTTTTCTATTATTCAATCATTTTTAGTATGTGAGCATCAAGGTCAACAAACCCAAATAGATGTAACTAATACGCATGATACAGATACTTTTAATTTATTTAGTGGCAAAGTTATTAGTGCTAACAGCACTACAGAGCTATTAGAAAGACCCATTATTATTCATCAAGGTGAAATTATTAAAGTACAAGGCAATCATGCTGGTAATTTAGATATACACATGAGTATTATTGAGTATGGAAAAGGCGACTAATAAAGTCACACCCATTAAAAAAGAACCCGAAGAATGGGAAGTTCAATGGGAACGCTGTAAGCCATATATAGCAAAAGCTATCAAACATCAAGATTCCTATACAATAGACGATATAGAGGATAAAATAAGACATGGAATATTCCATTTATGGCCAGCTAAGAAGTCGGCTATGATAACTGAATTTGTAGTATTCCCCCAAAATACAGCAATGAACTTGCTATTTTGTGGTGGTGATTACAAGGAGTTAGAGGATATGTTGCCATCCTTAGAGGCATTTGCAAAAGCCGCTGGTTGTAAAAGATTATATGGCGGTGGCAGAAAAGGATGGTTAAGAAAACTAAAACATTTAGGTTTTAAATCAGAACATTTAATTAGAAAAGAACTATGAGCAAAGGCAAATCAACACAAACAGCAGAAATACCAGAATATATGCAAAGACAGCAACAGGAAGTTTTCCAAGCTGCTAAAGGAATTGCTGGTCAACCATTCGTTCCATACACAGGCCCTAGAGTTGCTGGATTTAACCCAGATCAACTTAGACAATTTCAAGCCACTCGTGGTTTGTTTGAAACTGGTATGGAGTATGACCCTTTAACTGGCATACAAGAATTAGCACAAAGAGAAGCCCCACAAATAGGTCAGGTTGGCTCATTATTAAGCGCTGACATAGGTGCATATCAATCACCTTACACCGAGCAAGTCATTGAGCAATCCATGGCTGATATACAAAGACAAGCTGATATAGCTAGAGGTCAAGCGCAATCACGCGCAATCGGAGCTGGCGCATTCGGTGGCTCACGCTCTGCTTTACTAGAAACTGAATCACAAAGACCTTACATCGAGCAACAAGCTAGAACTGCTGCTGGTTTAAGACAAGCTGGTTTTGAACAAGCCCAAAGAGCTGCCGAATCAGATATCGCAAGACAACAGCAAATGGCAATGTTTGCCCCAGAATTAGAGTTACGCGCAAGACAACAAAAAGCAGGACTTCTTGGGGGCGTGGGCGCGGAGCAGGCAGCAAGACTTGGACAGCTTGGTCAAATTGGTTTACAACAACAACAATTACAACAACAAGCACTTGGAGTGCCTTATCAAGAATTCCAAAGAGCTTTGGGTTATGGCCCTCAACAGCTTGGTTTATTACAAAGTGGTTTACCAGGTCAAGCGCCAATATCTACAACCACTACCACTAAAACTGGCTTAGGAGATGTTTTGGGAGCTGGATTACAATTTGCAAGTCTAGGATTGTTACCTGGCGGCTTTTTAAGATAGGAGTTTTATAATGGCATTTTCAATGCAAGATTTAATGACACAATTGCCTGGCTCACAGCCAACAACAACAATTGCGCCTAGCTTTCAGCCAAGAATAAATCAACAACAATTGGTAAGCGGTGTTAATAAAGCAAATGAAGCCAAAGATGCTAAAAGTCAAAATCTTGCTATGATGCTTTATGCACTTGGCGGCGCTTTTAGAGGTCAAGACCCATTGCAACAAGGATTGGCTTTGCAAGAAGCACAACAACAAAGACAATTACAATTACAACAAGAAAAAAATCAAGCAGCAATAATGCAGGGATTGGAAAAATCTGGATTAAGTCAAGAAGAGGTTGCTCTTTATGGCGCTGGATTGGATTTGAAAGATATTTTAGAAATTAGAAAAGAAAGAGCGGTAGGGCAAACCGACCAACAAATCATTAAAAATGTTGAATCAGATGTAAAAACTTTCTCTGAAGAAACAAAAGTCAAAGATGTTTATTCTAATTTATCAGAGGCTTTTGGCCCAGGAGATGCAATACAAGAACAAATAAATAAAGCAACAAGATTTTTAGTGGGTCAAGATATTGCTGGCGAGACTGGCGCGGCTGTTAGAGCGAGAGATAATTTAAATTTAGAAATCTTAGCAACCTTGGCAAATGATTATACTGGCAGACCGAGTAATTTATTGTTAACAGAAATTAAAAAAGTTTTACCAGAATCAAGCGCTACTTCAGAAAAAGATGCTTTTGAAAAATACTCTAATATTTTTACTCAAACAAAATCAAGAATTAAAAATTTAGAAAGTGGCATGACTTCACCCTTAACCTCTGAGTCAGACAAAGAAAAATATAGAGAAGAGCTTTTTAAAAGCAAAGTTTTATTAGAAAAACTTGATTCTGCTCTTAAAGGTTTAAAAGATGCGCCAGAAGAAAACTTAGAGCCTGTAAATATAGTTTCTGAAGGAAAATATAGTTCTTTATATCTAAATAACAATGGCTAAAACTTACAAAGAATTAGAAGATATCGAAAATAAACGACAGATTTTTAATGAAATTAAATCTGATGGTTATAAACTTTTACAAGAAGGTAAGATTGATTCAAAAGATTATTATTCAAAAACTAGAAACATTGGTATAGAGCTTGGCATTATTGATGCAAACGATTATCCAGGTAGATTACCTAAAATTGCGGAAGGTTTTTTAGAAGTTCTAGGTGGCACAGCAGGAGCAATAGCTGGTGGTGTAGCTGGTATACCATTAGGCCCAGCAGGGATTATTGGTGGAGCAGGCGCAGGCGCGGGTATAGGCGCGGGTAGCGGATCATTAGCAGCAGACTTTCTTGGTGATTTATTAGCTCCAGATATGCCAGCTCCTAGCGCAAGAGAAAGAGTTAAAGATGCAGTTACAGTGGGCGCAGTAGATGCAGCCCTTACAACAGCAGTACCCATTGCTGGTAAAGCATTAAAACCAGTAGTATCTAAAGTTGTTGACAGATTCAAAACAGCTAAAAAAGAAGCTATTAAAAAATCTCCAAACCCAGAAAGAACAAAGGGTTTTTTAGAACAACAAATTGGAATTACTGATGAGGCTGCAAAACAAGCAAAAATATTAGCTGACGAAGGCATTGATCTTTCTTTGGGTCAAGCAAGCACATCTCCTTTTGTTCGTGGTGTTTATAACTTAACCAGCCGTATGCCTTTAGCTGGTACGCCAGGACAAAAACAATTGGCTACAACATTTGAACAAGTTGATAAAGCTTTGAGCAAAAGAATATCTCCAGCAGCTAAATTAAAACCAATGACAGAAACAGAAAGATCAAAAATGATACAAGAATTTGGTTTAAAGTCTTTTAATGATTGGAGAAATACATATAAATCTGTTTATAGACAAGCAGAGCAACTTAATAAAGCAAAAGGTAAATACTTTGATATGTCTAATCTTGCAAAAACTGCAAGCAGGGTTTACCCAAGAAGAAAATTTGAAGAAGCACCACAAGAGCTTTTAGATCTTTTGGGAGAACTAAGAGTATTCAGATCAGATTTTGCTATGACAAGAAGGGGCGTGCAACAAGTACAGCCCAAATTATCATTTGATGATATTAAATCGCTAGATGATAGGCTGAGAGATTTATCTAAAAAATATGATCCAGCCAAAGGCGAAGCAAGAAATCAGTATGCTTATAAGGCTGTAACAGCATTACAGGACACACTAAAACAAGACTTAAGGAATCCAAATGATAGAGCGGGAAGACTTATGGCGGCTGGAGATAGATTGTTCAAAGAATATATGTCGGTTGTTGAGGGGAAAACAGGTAAAGAGTTTCAAAAAGCATTAGGAAGAGGTGCATTAAGACCTGGTGTTGGAAGACCGCCATCACAAAGAGTAGAAGATTTGTATTACAAAACATTTGGTGATGCAAAATCACCCGAAGCAGTTAAAGAATTAAAGAATCTTATTGGTGTTAGGCAGGTTAATGAATTAGCTGGAAATTATCTTGATGATATTTTTACTAAATATTTAAAAACCGAAAAAAGAGATTTTGGCAAGCTTTACAATGAATTGGGTTTTGATAATTTAAAAAGTAAAAGATATGCAGCCACACAAGAATTATTAAAAGATTATAGATATACAAATGCAGATAATCTTTTTGAATTTTTAGATGTTTTAAAACAATTCCCTGAAGCTTTGCCAGATGTAAATACATTTATTTTAAGGTCAGGTTTATTGAGATCTGCTCAATCATTAGGGCCAACAGCATTAATTGGTACAACAGGAATCAGTGCAGGTGGTGGGGTTGGAGCTTTTGCAGGCTTTGGTTTCTTACGTTTATTAAATCAATTTTTATCACAACCATTTAATAGAGGGTTATTAAAAGATATTGGTAAAGCTGGCAAAGAAAGAAAAGCAGAGTTGGTTAAAAGATTCTTGGATTCAATTCCGCAACTACCAGATGTTCCAGCAAGCGCAATAGCAGTACAGCCAGCAGTTCCATTAGTTACAGAACAAGTACAGGAATCTTCACCACCACAGTAACCCATGCCCCTTGCAACAGAACGAGTTGGTCGTTTTGGTGAATATCTCACAGCAGCAATCCTCTCTCAAGTTTCTGACACAGTAACCATCGTTCCACACAACGCATCCGCAGACATCATCTTTGAACACAACCTAAAGCTGTATAAGTGCCAGGTTAAAACCCAATCTGCAATAGAAGAGTGCAGAGGTAATTGGCGGTTTGATATGCGTAAAGGCCAACACGCAAAACACAGACAATATAAAAATAATGAGATAGATGTGTTTGCGTTTGTGGCAGTACCGCACAGAAATGTGGTCTTTTCCAAACCCTTAGACCAAGCTCAACTAACCATCGTTGATGAACACATGAAGAACAATGATGCTGTTAAAAACATCAAAGATATATTAAAAGATCTTAGTTAAAGATTCTTAATATCAAATTTAACTTTCTGATCCTCATAATGTTTAGCAGAGTTAATTCCTAATTGTAAAAAATACTCTGCTAACGCCTGGGGATCTTTCTGCATTGACTCAGCAAAATCAATCAAAGAACGGGCGATGTATTTATTAATATACAAAGCACTATTGTTGTTTCTCTCATTAACAATTGGATCATCAAAATCAGATAAGTTCATTGCCATACTCCTATAAGGATTTTTTCAATAGCTCCTCTGGTATCTTATTACCATCACTATCTAACCCGTAAACCTTTTCAAGTTCTAGGTCTATGTAATGCTTGGCCTTAAAGAGATCTTCAACTTTATCGTGCTTATCTCTGGTCACAAGTTTAATTACATTCCCCAAACACCAACCAATATTATTTGCGACAATGTAATCTATCGGCTCTATATTGGTTCCCTTATTGTAGTGATCTCCACCTACCTGGTTGTTGGAAGCCAAGCGATCTTTTGCCTGATCCCAATCCTGTGGTGTAGCTTTGTCTATTGACATAAATACTCCTTACTTTTAAATAAATATTACCATTATTAGTAATATTGAGGTATTATAGGTGAAATCTGAGAAAAGGGAAATTTATGGAAATAAAAGACTTAAAGCAATTTGACATAGAAAACACTATAGATGCTGACGAACTATCTAAACGATGGGGTGTTAGCAAGAAAACTATAGACAATAAAAGATCAAAAGGAGTGGGGCCTGGTTATTGGAAGATAACAGGAACAATTTTATATGATCTTGATGATGTTAAAAAAATAGAACAAGAGTCTTACATTTCCAATAATGCCTAGCAAACACGCACTACTGTCCCCCTCGGCTTCAGACAAATGGACTGTCTGTCCTGGTATGCCTAAGTTGGCGGCACAAGTTTCGTACACCACAAGCATCCCGGCCGTAACTGGTACTTTGGTTCACCAAATGTCTGAGATCTTAATGAAAGGACACTTAGATGGTGATATATCTTTAGAAGATTATTGGCTTGGCAAGGTTGAGATGGTTGAAGACTTTGAAATAGAGATAGATCAAGAGATGATTGATTGTGCAAAGATCTACACAGATTATGTAGAGGCAAGAACAAAAGAACTCAATGGTAAGTTGCTGATTGAAGAGCAGGTATCAATGGAAGAGATAAGCGAAAACATATGGGGTACTGCTGATGCAATCATACTCTCAGAGGGTCGCATATGTGTAATAGATTTAAAGTCTGGTAGATGGCAAGTCTCACCGGAATATAACAAACAGCTAATGATCTATGGCCTGGGTGCATTAACCAGGTATGGCAATGCTGAAACAATTATGGAACTAACTATAGTTCAACCTAGAGGAGTAAAGAAAGAACGGGCGGTTAAGACATGGGAAACCACCGGAGAAAATCTTGCTAACTGGGGATTCGATTTTCTGAAACCACGGGCGGATGCTTGTATGGATGAAAACCCTAAATATGTATTTGGGGATCATTGCAAATTCTGTAACGGACGCAGTCTTTGTGAAACTTTTAAACTCAATACGGGAGAAAAATAATGTCTGATGAAAAAAAAGAACTAACCTTTACCTTTGACGAAGATGGTAAAGAATACAAAGTAGAAGACTTGTCTGAAGAGCACAAGATTCTATATAACAAAGTAACTCTTGTTAATCAACAAAGACAAGAAGTTATTGGTAACGCTAACTTTGAAGTTGAAAAGTTAGAGATACTTGCCAAACATTACAGCAACGCATTGAAAGATGCTGTAGAAGGCGAGGATTCTAAAGTCGAGGTGGTTGAATGAGTTTAGCTGATATAAGAACTAAATCAAAAAAGAAACCGCCAAGAATTGTAGCCTATGGAGGGGCCGGGGTAGGTAAAACTTACTTTGGTTCGCAGATGCCAAATCCAATATTTGTATTAACGGAAGATGGTATGGGTACGATTGATGCACAGCAATTTCCATTGTGCAAATCTTTTGACGAGGTTATGGGTCGTTTGCAAAGTTTAATTGATGAAGACCATGAGTTTAAAACTGTGGTTATCGATTCGTTAGATTGGTTAGAGCCATTAATTTGGGATAAGGCTTGTCAAGACAATGGTTGGAAATCAATTGAACAACCTGGATATGGTAAAGGTTATGTAGAGGTGTTGAGATATTGGCGTCAATACATAGATCTATTAAATATCTTGCGTGAAGATAAAGGTATGATTATTTTGCAAATTGCACATAATCAGATCAAAAGATTTGAGTCTCCAGAGATTGAGGCTTTTGATAGACATGAGTTAAAACTGCACCGCAAGGCCGCAGATTTAATTTTAGAACACAGCGATTGTTGTTTCTTTGCAAACTATAAACTTGGTACTGTTAAGGTCCAGGGAAAAGGTGGAACAATGACAACAAAAGCGGTGGCCGGAGATGTGGTTGCTTACTGTCGTGAGAAACCTGCCTATCTTGCAAAAAATAGGTATGCATTACCGGATGTTCTTCCATTCTCATGGCCGGAAATTAGAAAGGCTATGTTGGGGGAAGATAAAGGTGAGTAAGTTGGGGGAAGTCGAAAGAACAAAGCGTGTTATGGCTAAGATCCAAAAGTTATTAAATCCTTTGATTGATAGCATGGATCCAGATAACAACAATTTGCCTCTCGATGGCTTACATCAACTTATTTGTATTAACCAAGACTGTGAAGAGTTCGTGGAATATATCTCGGACTATCACAGCTACGATCCAGGATAAGGAGTAACAATATGGATTTAAGTATGAAAAAGGCTCAGGCCGAAAGAAGTATCTTAGAAGAACTCGAACCAGGCACATATGATTTTGAATGTGTTAAGGAAGAGACGATTCTAGGTAAGAATGGATGGGAAGCTCTTAAGCTTTTATTTAGGGTTGTTGATAAACCAAACTTTATGATTGGTCATTCTTTCACAACAGACCATGATACAAGTGAAGGTGCGATTAACCTTGGTCTATCATCATTACACGCAATGTCTATTGCTGGTGGATTTCCGGATGGTTTTCCAGACGAAAGTGCTGATTTGGTAGGCGTAAGAGTAAGAGCAAATGCTATCAAAGATGCAAAAGGCTACATTGCTATTGATGATATGAAAGGCAAGGGATGGTTTCCACCTAAGTCAACTACTACTGAAGTTAAAAAAGATGAGCCTGTTTCCAACAGTCAAGTCGAAGACAGCATCCCATTTTAACTTTTTAGAATCAGATAGGCCCTCACTATGCGGTTGCTGTGGTGATCCGGTGGGGCCTCTTCTGGTCGAGGTTGATGGTAAATGGTTTGGAGCCTGTAGCATGGAACATCAAAAAGAAATTAAGAAAGGTAATAGATCGCCCAAGGTGGCACAAGTATCTAAAGCCGGTGTTCTTCATGCCAAATCTAAACTGAAAGGAAGATATAAGGAATTTTCTGTTAAAAATAAAAGTTGGGCGTTTCGTGATTGGAGTGAGGACGATAGGGTCAATTTTTTTGAGAGTTATACCAGGGAATATTTAAAACACGCCAACGAAAGGGCAAGGAACGGGGTAGATGGATCTTACAAAATACAAGATAAGACACGGACTGAATAAAGATAAGAGTTATTTAGAAAAAAACAGAGGCAATGAAGCTGATCTTATTGCAGAAATGCAAACAATAGGATTAAATGTCGGCTTCCTAAACACAAGTGGGGATCTAGTAAGGATCCCAGTACAAGCAACTCCGGGAGTGAGGCCGGACAAAGGTAATGAAAAATCGGGTTGGTATGTTATTAAT